CTGGTACTGCAACAGCATGGTTGTCCGGTGCAACCGGAGTATCGGGTATTACTGATGCGATAACTTCTGGATTAGGTGGTAATATAAGTGGATTGCTGTCTGGTGGTGCTGGTAGTTTATTATCTGGCGGTGCTGGTAGTTTATTATCTGGTGGCGTGGGTAGTTTATTATCCGGCGGTGCAGGAGCTCAAATAAGCGGACTATTATCTGGTGGCGCAGGCACACAATTAAGTAGTTTATTATCTGGTGGTGTTGGCACACAATTAAGTGGACTATTATCCGGCGGTGCAGGAGCTCAAATAAGCGGACTACTTGCAGGTGGCAGCGGATCAGCATTAGCTAGTTCACTACTTTCTTCATCCGGACTATCCAGTGTGATGACTAATTTTGCCTCATCTGCACAATTTGCCAGTGTGTTTTCACTAGCCAGTTCTTTTCTTGGCGGAGGAGGCAATCCATTACAAGCAGGTGTCATAGCAGCTAAAGGGTTTAATAACACAACAAATCGAACCAATCTGGACCAAGCAATAAAAGCAGTGATTGGCAATCCTAAAATTGTTTCTCCGGATTTTTCACCCCAAGGAATTGCAAGTTCGGTCAGCAGCGCAGGAAGCACTATCAGCGGGTTATTATCTAGTGGTGTTAATAGTGCGATAAGCAGTTTGTCTACCAGCGCGAGCAGTGCGATAAACAGTTTGTCTGCCAGTGCGAGTAATGCTATATTTAGGGCATAAATATCTGCATGTCTACATTCATCGGATTTAATACTCAAAATCAATACAAGAAGTTCACTCTAGTTGACAATGAATTGGTCAAAAGAGATCTTCTCAACGCCTTTAATATCACACAAGGGCAGTTACCAGGACGTCCAGGATATGGAACTATACTCTGGAGTTATATGTTTGAAACTCTGGACCAAACCACTATCTCTAGGATGATCAAAGAAGTGCAGAGAGTGGCCGGGGGAGATCCCAGGATAAATCTTATTGATGCCAATGTTTATCCCAACGAGAATGGTGTGTTGATAGAACTAGAGCTACAATTTGCTCCCAATACTAGTGCTGAACTGTTGAGCGTGTTTTTTGATCAACAACAACGCATAGCAACTTTTGCAATAAACTAGCCGTTTATTTTTTCGGTAAATAACAAAACAATCAACATTATGGCACGCACCACTAGACAAACCGTTGTATTTGGAGTAGAAGACTGGAAACGTATCTATGAAACTTATAGAGAAGCGGACTTCCAGAGCTACGACTTTGAAGCTTTGCGAAAAAGTTTCATAGACTATCTACGTCAGTACTATCCCGAAACATTCAATGACTTCATTGAATCATCAGAATTTATAGCCATGTTGGATGTGATAGCGTTCATGGGTCAGGCCATGAGTTTTCGCAATGACCTTAACACACGTGAAAACTACATTGACACCGCAGAACGCAGAGACAGCGTGGTACGGTTGGCAACTCTTGTCGGTTACACTCCCAAACGCAATACCGCTTCTAGTGGCTATCTCAAAGTATTTTCAGTACAAACTACAGAGAATGTCACTGATATCAATGGTATTGATCTAGCCGGAGTCACTGTAAACTGGAACGACCCTAGCAATTTTAACTGGGCAGAACAATTTAATGCTATTATCAATGCTGCCCTAGTAGACACACAGCGTGTGGGACGTCCTGGAAACAGACAGACTATATTAGGTGTAGATACTTCTGAATACAGTGTGAATCTAGTACCGGGATTCTTGCCAGTGTTTCCCTACACTGCCACGGTGGATGGGATCAACATGCCTTTTGAAGCAGTAAGTTCTACTTCTGCTGGTACGTCAGCTACCGCACCTTTTATCTATGAACCACCACCATTGGCCAGTGGAAATTTTAACATGCTGTTTCGTAATGATGCTTTGGGCTTTGCTAGTGCTAACACAGGTTATTTCTTTTACTTCAAGCAAGGCGTATTACAGAATCAAGATTTTAACCTAGCTGAACGTATACCCAATCGCACAGTAGACATCAATATTGAAGGTATAAACAATGAAGATCGATGGTTGTTCCAATTAGACAATGTGGGCAATGTGTCGGCACAATGGAAATATGTAGAATCTGTTTACGCCGCTGCCGCAGAGCAACTAGCACCGGAGCAACGTCAGCTATATTCGACTACTAGTAGAACAAATGATCAGATCACCTTGACTTTTGGTGATGGGGTGTTTTCTAGTATCCCAGTGGGCACGTTCCGTTGTTATGTTCGTGCCAGCAATGGACTTACTTACATCATCAATCCTGAAGAGATGCAGAGCGTGATCATACCTATCAGTTATGTCAGTAGATCAGGACAATTACAGACAATCACGTTTACCTGTGGTATTACCACACCGGTGAGTAATGCACAGGCCAGGGAAACTCTGGACCAGATCAAGCAACGTGCCCCGGCTAGATACTACACTCAAAATCGCATGGTGAATGGTGAAGACTACACAAACTTTCCGTTCACTGCCTACAACAGTATCATCAAGAGTTATGCGCTGAATCGCGCCAGTATTGGTACCAGCAGATACTTGGATCTGGTAGATAACACAGGCAAATACAGCTCAACCAATATCTTTGCTAGTGATGGTGCTATTTGGGAAGAAAATCAACTGCCAACATTCTTGTTCACCTGGCTTACCACTAATGATATCACCAGTGTGATCACCAATGAGATACAACCCATCTTGGCCGATAGTGCGTTTACACAATTCTATTACGCTAACTTTCCTAGACCTGATCTTTTAATAAACTCACTGACCTGGCACCAGAGCACCACCTTGGCCGGGGAAACCACTGGATATTTTGTAAACAATTTAGGATATCCTGCTGCTATTGGCAGTTACTCCAGCAGCAATACTAAATTTATACAGATAAGCAGTCTAGTGAAATTTGCTGCACCGGCCGGGTATTTTTTCGATTCTAACAACAGACTTAAACTAGGAGTACCCACTCAAGCAGCTGAGAGACTCTATCTATGGGCCAGCCCTACCAGCATCTATCTTGATGGAACAAATCAAGGGCTAGGTAATTTCACCAGCGGACGACTGTCTGGACAGGGCCCGGTTACTTTAAATATTTTTGTACCCACTGGGGCTATTCCAGTGCAGGTGATTCCTTTGTTGATAACCAGAATATCCAGTAGTCTACAGACGGATATTATCAATCAGATCTTGTTATATAGGAATTTTGGATTGGGATATGACAGCACCGGTTCTATCACCGGAACTCCTTACACTTGGTATTTGATCACCAGTAACAATCTTGCGGTCAATGCTGATTTTAGCCAGGCCAACGCAGGCAATACATCGGGCACAAATCAAGATGCTAGTTGGATGATAGAGGCTGTGACAGACGGCATCAAATACACAGTGACTAGCCGTGCTCGGGTATACAATTTTGGATCAGTGCTACAGACCAGGTTCTTCTTTGAGACCGGCAACCGCATCTATGATCCTCGGACCGGCAATACTATTAGCGATTACATCAATGTTCTCAGAACCAACAGTTTACCTGATTCAAACAGCCCACTACCCGGCGATGTTGTTCTCAGAGTCACCGGGCAACCAGTGCAAGTAGACGGGCTGGTAGATGACTTCCAGGTTATAGTAAGCTACAAAGATACAAACAATGATGGCATAGCAGATGATCCGGACTTTTTTGATGAGATTGTTGCCCCTAGAATTAACCCAAATTCAAAATACGTATTCTTCCAAAAGACCACTGACTTTAACAATCTACAACGCTACCTCTTAGTTGAACCAAATTTGGTCAACAGCGATTACGCTACCTTGAATGACATTGAATTGGTTAAGAGTGAATACATCATTGGAAAAATATTTTATGCCTATGATCAGGAAATTACCACCGGACCACTCACAGGACAGATCGGTACATTCTATCAGCTGGCAATTACCGGTACACTGGTAAGGACTCTCGTTGATGTGAGTATAGAGTGGTTGGCTAGAGTAGGTCGTCCTAGTTTGTATTTCCAATACAGACACAATGCTCCTCTGTCTGACCGCATAGATCCCGGAACTACAAATATCATTGATTTATATGTGGTTACTTTGGCCTATTACACTGCTTACACTAATTGGATCAGAGATACCACGGGAACAGTGGCAGAACCGGACCAGCCCACCATTGACGAACTTGATACTGCTTACCAAGGTCTTAACACCTACAAGATGATCTCAGATAATATAGTTTTGAATTCAGTCACATTCAAACCTTTATTTGGTCCCAAGGCAGCAGTGAATCTCCAGGCCACTATCAAAGTGATACGTGCTCCTAATTCAACTGCTAGTGAGAGTGAAATTAAAACTTTAGTAGTAGCAAACCTCAATCAATATTTTGATATTGCTGCTTGGAATTTTGGAGACACATTCTACTTCTCGGAACTATCTGCATATATCCATCGTAATATGGGCAGCATTGTAAGTAGTGTGGTACTGGTACCAATTGATCCATTGAAATATTTTGGTGACCTCTACGAGATACGTTCGGCACCCAATGAAATTTTTGTGAATGCTGCAGGTGTAAGTTCTGTGGAAGTAATCACAGCATTAACATCAACCAATCTCAGAACTGCGCCCGGCAGTGGAGTAATCTAATGGCTACAACAAGATCAGTAGATTTTCTACCACCAATATTCCAAACTTCTACTAACAAACAGTTCTTAGCGGCCACGCTGGATCAGTTGGTACAAGAACCTCAATTAAAGAAAACACAAGGATTTGTAGGGCGCCATGTTGGTCCTGGTGTGAACCCTAACGATTACTATGTGATAGAACCCACTGCTGAACGTGCCAACTATCAGTTAGAACCCGGGGTAGTTAGTTTAAAACCCAATGACACCAGGACTATTGAAGATGTGATAACATATCCTGGTATTTCAGATGCTATTGCACGACAGGGTGGATTCGTTGATAACTCTGCAAGATTGTACACTAGTGAATATTATAGCTGGGATCCTTTTGTAAATTTTGATAAGTTTTCAAATTACAGTCAGTATTATTGGTTGCCTGCAGGGCCATTGGCCGTGGATGTAAGTGCCACCGCAATACCTCTCACTGATACTTTTGATGTGACCAGGGGCGACAACTATTACGAATTTTCCGGACAGTATGGGACCAATCCTATACTCACATTGCTGCGCGGCGGAAACTATGAGTTTGCGGTAAATCAATCACCTAACCCATTTTGGATACAAACTGATCCAGGAATAAATGGAGTATTGCCGTATGCTCCTAATATCAGTTCAAGGACTGTGTTTGGTGTAAGCGATAATGGATCATCCACGGGTACAGTTACCTTCAATGTACCTTTTAAAAATGCACAGCAATTCTATTATGATCTCACACTGGTACCGACTACTCCTACACCAGGGCAGGTGGATTTAATCGCGACCACTCTGCAATTTGATCAAGTAAACAATGTGCTACTGACTGCATTTTTGCAGCAGTATCCTGATGGTATAGATGGTATCACAGATCTCAATGGTCGTACCATAGTTTTTACCAACAACATAACTGATCCTCAAGACGGTGGATGGTTGATTACCACACAGTTTGACCCGCTGTTGAGATTAGACAGTCAGAATGGCCAGCCGGGTAGTTTTGATTATCTCACATACGATCAGACCACACCTATATTAGATGTTAATACCCGATACAGTGTATGGCGTATACAATATCAGAACACCACCGGTGGTGATGTTATCCTTAGCTTGACATCTGTTACCGGTTGCCCAAAATTCAACAAGTTCACAGTGATGTTTGGCACCGAATGGAGCAGTACACAATGGTATCGTAATGCTTCTGGATATTTTGAACAGATACCCTTGTTGACCGCGGTAGACGATTTACTATGGTATCAAGACGGAACTAACCCAGAGATATTTGGTCAGATAAGACTGATCAATCAATCGCAGTCAGAACTTATTGACATAGACACAGACATCTTGGGCAAAACCGATTATGTTTCTCCAAATGGTGTGACTTTTACAAATAACTTAAAGGTCACATTCCGTGGCAATGTGATACCGTCTAGTTATCAAAATCAAACTTATTTTGTAGCCGGCGTGGGCACAGCTATTCAGCTGTTGGCCGTCAGCGATTATGTTACTCCTGAGACTTACACAGAAAGTGCAACAATACCGTTTGATTCAATTCCGTTTGATGCAGGTAATTTTGATGGCAGCCTAAATCAACCTCTGCAACAGGATTATATTACCATAGCATTGGACAGTCCGGATCTCAATGCATGGACGAGAAGCAATCGTTGGTTTCACATTGATGTTATACAGGCCAGCGCCGCTTATAACAATACTGCTGCTATCTTAGACAATGCCCAACGAGCACGTCGGCCAATCTTGGAGTTCCGCGGCGGTATTAGACTGTACAACATGGGTACCCAGTCTATAGCACCGGTGAACATTGTGGATATCTCACCAACTAACGCTCTACATGATATCAATGGGCAGACTGGCTATAGCATTGACGGATACCAACTAGAACAAAACAGCAAGGTGATCTTTACCAAAGATTCCGATCCTCAGGTACGAAACAAGATCTATGTGGTCAATTTTATCAGTCCGGCCACTGGACCATTGCCCGACAGCACGTTGATGGCCGAACCCGTTATCGAACTTGTGCCAGTGTCCGGCGCCGACATATTAGTAGACCAATGCGTGGTATGTCTCAGCGGCAACACATTACAAGGTATAACATTCAGATACGATGGTATCCAATGGATTGAAGCACAACAGAAAACATCAATAAATCAAACACCTATGTTTGATCTCTATGATCTAAACGGAATCAGTTTGGGAAATCGAGCAGTATATCCTAGTTCAACTTTTTCTAATACCCCAAACAACATCGGCGATGCTGTGGGCGGTAGTGCATTGTTTAGTTATGCTGTTGATAACAGCGGAATAACTGATTCTGTATTAGGGTTTGGGCTAAAATATCTCAGCATTGACAACATTGGTGATATATTATTCAACAACAATCTCTACACTGACACATTCATCTATGTGATAAACAATGTCAGTACCACGGCTAATGTCAGCATAGGACATGCACGACAATACGCTGATAGAACTGTGTTCCACAAAGAGATAGGATGGCAGACAGCAGCGGTCAAGAGTAAAATCTATCAACAGTTTAGTTTTACCTATACCAGTGTGGCAATCACCGGGTCAATCTCTAACACCACCCTTACAGTGACCGCTGCACCCGCAGATGGATCGTCGTTGCAGATTGGCCAGACTATAAGTGGTAAGGGAGTTGCAGCAGGTACACAGATCACAGGGTTACTCGGAGCCACCGGGGGCACAGGAACTTATACCGTAAGCGTATCGCAAACTGTATTGTCAGCGGTTCTTAAAGCCACATCACCGTTGATACTAGATGTGGCAGTAGTTCCTACAGGCACTGTACCCAGTGTTAAACTTTACGCTACTAGCGTTTCTCAGAACTATAGCAGCTCATTCCAAGATCCGGGAACTTACACAGTCACGACCACCAGCAACACCACGGTTATAAGATTCAACTCTACCGCTAAGATTGTTCCCGGAGATATTGTTGAAGTATTGGCCTTGAGTGATCAGATCAGTGCTGTGGGATTTTATCAAGTTCCTATCAATCTAGAAAACAATTCGCTAAATGGTAATAGCCCTTACTTTACTCTAGGTACTATACGGTCTCATTATGACAGTATTGCACAAAACTTGGTCAAGCTAACCGGCGCGGTAAATGGTGCCAACAATTCAAGAGACCTTGGTAATATTGTTCCTTATGGCCTAAACATACTGCAACAAGGCTCGCCGATGACATTGGCCGGGTATTTCCTACGCAAACCTGAATATAATATTTTTGCCTCGTTAGAATACAACAGCAGAGAATACGAGCAATTCAAATCAAGATTCTTGACTCAAGCAGTAACCGGAGATTATATCAATCTCACAATACCCGAAATTCTCAACGCAGTATTTGCTGAGATTAACATGGGACGTAGCAGCTTGGATCCGTTTTATTGGTCGGACATGTTGCCCACCGGAACAGTATACACATCTTTACAGACCACTGTAACTCCTATCACTGACTCGGTATTTGATCTCACACAGATTTTTAACTATAGCAGCGCCAACTATCAGACAGTGTTAGTATATCTCAGTGGCACGTATACCAATGGAGAGAGTCGACTATTGACACGTGGAGTGGAGTATGTGGTCAGCGCCGATGCTCCGTTGCTTACTATTTTAGTACCGCTGTCAGTGGGCGATGTAGTTACCATACAAGAATATCAAGCCACGTATGGCAGTTATGTTCCTAACACTCCTACAAAAATGGGGCTCTATCCTGCTTATGTGCCTAGAATATTTTTAGATGAATCTTATGTAAATCCAATACCAGTGATACAAGGGCACGACGGAAGCATTACACGAGCATTCAATGATTTCCGCGATGAGTTGTTGTTGGAATACGAAACCAGGATCTACAATAATTTAAAACTAAATGGAAATCCGGTTCCACTCACTGCTGCCGAGGTGATACCTGGCGAGTTCCGTACTACTGATTATTCTGTTACAGAGATACAGGACATATTGAATCAAGATTTCTTGGTGTGGGTAGGATGGAACAAGCTAGATTACAAAACACAAGAGTACGACGCCAATAATCAATTCACTTGGAATTATTCCACTGCGTCAAACAAACTTAACAATGATCCTTTGTATATAGGTGCATGGAGAGGTATTTACAACTACTTCTATGATACCATCTATCCTACCACCCGACCTTGGGAAATGTTAGGATTCAGTGAAATGCCCATATGGTGGATCAACGAATACGGCCCACCACCATATACTTCGGGTAACTTGGTATTGTGGGGAGATCTAGCAGCAGGTCTAGTGAGAGATCCTGTGGCAAATTATATACGTCCTGAATACATTCGCTCTGGCCTATTAAATGTGATACCGGCGGGCAGCGAAGGTGCTTTGTTGAGCCCTATGCAGGTCGTAGTCGGCAATTTCAACAGCAACAATTTCCGTAAGAGCTGGGTAGCCGGCGATGATGGTCCAGTAGAAAATGCCTGGAGGACCAGTAGTTCATATCCATTTGCCATAATGAGATTACTGTCACTTACACGCCCTGCTGAATTTTTCTCGTTGTTTGCTGACAGAGACTTGTACAAATTTGACACAGATTATCAACAATATCTATACAACCAGCGTTATAGGCTAGACGCTAATGGTGTGGAAATCTATGGCAATGGTACTAGCAAGGCCAGCTATATCAATTGGATCGTGGACTTCAATCGACAAAGTGGTATCAATTCCACTGATACTCTTACTGTTGATCTCCAGAATCTGGACGTGAGATTGTGTTATAGGTTAGCTTCTTTCTCAGCAAAGAATCTCTTGTCTATATTTACAGAAAAATCCAGCCCTAATAGTTCAAACGCCAGTTTGTTGATACCTGATGATAGTTACAATTTATTGTTCTATAAAAATGTACCTTTTGCCCAACTCACATATTCCAGTGTGATAGTACAAAGTACAAGTACCGGATGGGCAGTATATGGTTATAGCCAGAATCAACCTTACTTTGAAATACTACAAAGTCAGATCAATGGAAATCTAGTCACAGTCTCGGCAGGTGGTACATCAGTTCGCGTTCCGGTGAATTACACCAACAATGTTGTTCAAATACCTTATGGATATGTGTTCACCAATGCCACATTGGTAGTAGATTTCCTATTAAGTTATGGTGCGTTGTTACAAAAACAAGGGCTAGTATTCAGCACAGTAGAGAACGGATATGTACTGGATTGGAATCAAATGGCCAGTGAGTTCTTGTATTGGAGTAACCAGGGATGGAATACCGGCGCTATCATCAATCTCAACCCAGGAGCAAGTCAGCTAATTGTGGAACGAGCGGGCGCCATAGTAGATAGCATCGCAGCACAGACCATAGAAAATATAGTGCTTAATGCTGACCGTACTACATTTAATGCTAGAGATCTTGTTATAACACGATTGGACAATACGTTTACTATAAACAGTCTCACAGCAGATACCATCAATTTCCTTAACATCAAATTTACCAGTTATGAAAACATGGTGGTGTTAGACAATGTTAGCATCTTTGCCGATCTTATATATAATCCTATCACGGGTGCTCGTCAAAGTCGTGTACGAGTAGCCGGATGGTACACAACAGAATGGAACGGGCAATTGAATGCTCAGGGATTTATTTTAAATCAAGACAATGTAGAATCTTGGAATCCGTTGAAGAAATATGCTCGCGGAGAAATTGTAAAATGGAAAAATACCTATTACAGTGCTATAGATATTGTACAGCCGTCGTCAAAATTTGAAATCACCCAATGGAATGTGTCAAATTACACACGGATACAGCAAGGGCTATTGCCCAATCTAGCCAATAAGAGTGATGAGTTGGCCAACAGCTATAATGTATATTCTGCTAATTTTGAACTTAATCAAGACTTATTTGCCTATTCGTTGATCGGATGGAAACCCAGGCAGTACATGGTAAATCTAGATCTAGATTCGACCAGCCAAGTACAACTTTACCAACAGTTCTTGGGCACCAAAGGTACCCTACGGTCTGCTGATATATTTTCGTTTGCGGATATAGGTCGTGGCCCTACACAATATCAGATCTATGAAAACTGGGGTATACAGCGTGCTATATACGGAGCCAACGCCAATCGCAGTTTCTATGAATTGCGACTCAACGAATCCTTGCTGACCGATAATCCCAGTACTATACAAGTGATCGTTCCTGGCGAAAGCAGCCTGGCCAGCCAGACAGTTTTTGTCAATGATATATGGAAAAGCAGTTACAAGATAACTAGTCCAAATATACTTACTACCAGAATCATTCCTGTATCAGACTCTGCATTGCCTAACGCAGGGTATGTGAATTTCAATGATGTGGATATAACCATATTTGACATCAATGACACAGCGGCATTTAATGATAACTTAGATTCTATCGGATTAGGTACTACCACATGGGTAGCCAAGATCAATGATTACGATTGGGGTATTTTTAGGACCAATCAGCTACCGGGATATCTGACCTCAGTGACTACTAATCTTGATGGTACTAGTGTATTTTCATTTACACAACCACATGATATCACCGTGGGAACATTGGTTATAGTAAGATTCTTCTCAGCAGAAATAAATGGTGCTTATGAAGTTGTTTCTGTGCCCAGCGCCACACAATTAGTAGTGGCATTTAGTTTTACCAATATCAATCAGATAACTGCCACTGGTGCTGGTATTGGATTTGTGTTGCAAACACAACGAGTAAGCCAGGCTAGTGATACCATTAATCTGCCTTATGCAAACAGCCTCATACCCGGAAATAAAGTATGGGTAGACAACAATGGATTCGGCTTGTGGGAAGTGTTAGAAAAGCAACTGGTGTTTACCACAGCCAACGCACTCAAGGCGCGTGATCCGGAAATTAACAGTAAATTTGGGCAGAGCGTAGATCAGGCCTATACCAATGTGTATGCATTGGTAGGCAGTCCAGGATATGATTCTGGTGTGGGCGGAGTATATTCCTTCGTGAGAACATCTCTAATTCCTCTTGTGGAAAACAGCATAGTACAACTGAACAATGCAGTAGACACAGTGGGATTCGGACAAAGTTTAAGCATAGGAAATGACACCTGGCAAGTGGTAGGTGCACCGGCTAGTTACAACAATCGAGGATATGCCAGCGTAATCTATCGCCACCCAGGTGCGGTTGATTTTGTAAATTCTGTTTTGCTCACAGTGCCTGATCCTAGAGATCTTGCTTATCCAGCTGAGTTTGGATATAGTGTGGCTATGAGCCGAGACGAGAGATGGATGTATATTGGGGCTCCTGGAATCAACAAAATATATGCATATGGTTATGTAGATGTTGAATCGCAGAGTGTGAATTACGTCACAAATGGAAAAACTAGTATATTCAATTACAGTGATTATATTGTTATTGATCTCCAAGAACCTCAACAGGTTGTTGTGGTCTTAAATGAAAAACTACTGACCTACGGAGTAGATTACACACAAAACAGCACCAGTATTGTGTTTGACACAGCACCGGTGAGTGATTTAGTGTTGAAAATTTCTCGACGAACCGGAGTCACTCTTGTTGGAGATGGTTCCACATACCTATTTGCCTTGGCTGAATACTTGTATAGTGCTGCAAATATCTACAGTTTTAAAGTTGAATTAAACGGAATATTGCAACGACCAAATATTGATTATACATTCAACGCCGACTATAGTACCTACGGTAGAGATCTGATATTTGAAACAGCACCCGGGCCTGGCGTGTTAATTGACATAGCAACACAAAGTTATTTTACATTTGTTGATACTATAGAATTCAGTACATCTGTCACAGCATCTATATCTGGCACCGTAATGACCGCAGATTATGCACCAGTTGGGGCACCACCACTTGAAGTGGGCATGATACTGAGTGGTGTTGGTGTAACTCCAGGAACAAGGATAACACAATTTATCACTGGCACCGGCGCCACAGGCACTTATCAAGTAAGCCCGGGACAAAATGTTGTGTCAGAAACCATAACAGCCAGATTGCCCGACTTGGCAAGATTTGGACATAGCTTATCATGTACTATTGATGGCCGACAGGTCATGGTAGGAACCCCGGATGATAGCAATAACAGTATCAATGGGTCAGGATCTGTGTATGTGTACGACCGATCGGTGCAAAACTTTATAATCAACAACGCCTCGCAGACTTCTTATACTGTGGATGGCGGGGTACTAGTGGCACCTACCTCAGTGATACTGAACAATGTGTTCTTGACCAACACACAAGATAATATCAACGGTACGTTTACTGTGAATGGTGCCACAGTGACCGTGACAAATCCGTTGGCTGTGGGCGACATATTACAGATACAACCTAACACCTTCCATCTGCTACAGATCATAAGAGCCAATGCACCTAGATACGGTTCAAATTTTGGTAAATCAGTTGACATTTGCAGGTACAGTTGCAGCATCTATACCGGTGCTCCTAATGACAGTTCTGTTTTAGACCACGCTGGATCTGTGCAACGAAACGTGAATCAAAGCCGAGTGTACGGCACTACTACCAGCACCAACCCGAATGCTCTGCTGGTTCCGGGGCAAACTATCAGGATAAATGATCAAGAAGTGGCTGTAAGCACACCTCCTTTCTGGAGCAGCACTAAATCTTATACTGTCAACACTATTGTTGACTATGCTCAGATATTATACCTATCTATCCGAGCGGTTCCTGCTGGAACATTACTTACTGACACTACTTACTGGCAAGTCACCGGCTGGCCGGCTGTGTTGGCACAGGATATAAATGCCTCGGGAATCCCTAATGTAGTTGCTACAGTGGGTGCATCAGGTACAAGTAGTTTTGGATTGCTGACTATCAGCGTGAAAAATCTGTCAGCAACGGTAGAAGGCAATCGACTCACAGTATTACCGGGTCAGATAGGAACAGTATTCCAGGCCTTGGAATTTGATACATTTGTGTACACTCAGACCATAACTAGTCCAGCACCGTCGGTAAACGCCGGGTTTGGCTCGTCAGTGAACGTTGATACATCGGCCGAGACTTTGATCGTAGGAGCACCCGGGGGTGACTTATATCGTCCTAATACATTTGATCAAGGATACACATACTTTGATAGTCGCACAACCACATTTAACGGGCCGTTGTATCAGTCCGGTGTAGTATACAGTTATGATTATCTGGCTAGCATAGGAGATAGTGCCAGCAACCCAGGAAAATTTGTTTTTGGTCAGCAAATATACGATCAACAAGTCAGAGAACTGGATCAATTTGGCACCGCGGTAAATTACACCAACGGTGTATTGATAGTAGGTAGTCCAGGCAGTGATCTGTCAGACAGTACTCAGAGCGATCTCAATTATGGTCGAGCAGCTTTGTTTGTCAACTACAATCTCACTCCGGCCTGGACAGTAATACATGAACAGTTACCGGTAGTGGATATTGCCTTGATTGATTCTGTTTATAGTTACAGTATCAAAACTGGTGCCAAGACTGCCTTTTATGATTTCTTTGATCCACTACAAGGCAAGATATTAGGTGCTGCTGACGAAAACATCGATTACACTGGTGCAGTAGATCCCGCCGCTTACAATGTGGGTCCTATAAACAACAATGGACGTATTTGGGCAGCAGCACATGTAGGCGAAGTATGGTGGGACACAACCAATGTGAGATTTGTTGATCCCAACCAAGACGATATCACCTATGCAGCTCGTCGTTGGGGACAAATATTTCCAGGATCAACGGTAGAAGTATATCAGTGGGTTAGCAGCAGTGTACCACCAGCCGCTTATACCGGGCCCGGGACTCCTCGAAATGCAATCAGTTATGCCGCGGTCACTGGCCTGGTCGCTAATAATATCTTTGCCACTACCTATTATTTCTGGGTGCAAGGTATTACCACAACTGATACCATGGCAGGAAAAACACTACCTATCACGGCCGTGGCCAGATACATCAGTGATCCTCGTAGTTCGGGCATATCATACGTGGCTTTTCTCAATGCCAGTTCTACCGGCATCTATAATGCACTCAATAACATCTCTGCACAAGATACTGTGTTGAGTATCGAATATAGCCAGGAGCTCACCGACAACAATGTACATGTACAATACAATCTCATACCGCAAGATCGTGCCGACGGGTTCTTGCCAGATACATTGTATCTCAAGTTTCAAGACAGTCTATGTGGGGTAAACTCGTCGGGCGCCAAAGTACCTGACCCGACTCTCAGCATAGCTAATCAATTTGGTGTGCAGTTCAGCCCGAGACAGAGTATGTTTGACAACAGATTATTGGCGTTGAAAAACTACTTTGGACGTGTAAATTCAGTATTGGCACAATATCCTATATCAGAAATTCGTAGTTTTCCGTTGCTGTATAGCAGTGAACCAATTCCGGCATCAAATTCGGGTGCATGGGATCAATCAGTGGCCAATCTAGAAGAACTCAGTTATCAAAGTCTTGCCACTGTTCCGGTAGGATATCTGTATCTGGTAGTGAATGACTCATCACAAAATGGTCTCTGGACTATCTACAGTGTGACCGCAGCAAAGACTTTCCTCACACTAGATCTAGTTAGAGTGCAAAATTATGATACTGTAAGATACTGGGATTTTATTAACTGGTATCTTCCTGGATACAATCCAAGTAAACAAATAGTAGTTACTGTAAAGGTATACAGTGACCTTAGCAAGTTAAGTGTGTATCAAGCACCCGTGGGATCCAGTGTGCGAGTTAGTGCCAACTCAAAAGGACTTTGGGAAATATATCTACGTGTGAGCACGTATGTATGGAAGCGAGTGGCATTGCAAAACGGCACTATAGAGATCTCTTCGTTGTTGTGGAATTATCAGCTAGGACGTTTTGGATTTGATATAGAAGTGTTTGATGCACAATATTTTGACCAAGAGCCTGTGATTGAAACTCGCAAAATTATCCAAAGTATCAATCAAGAATTGCTTATTGACGAATTGCTGATAGAACGCAATCGTGCATTGATATTGATGTTTAATTTTGCTCTTACAGAGTTCATATCCCCTGAGTGGCTCAGCAAGACATCATTGATCGATGTGAATCATACTATAAGAGCATTGTTAGCATTCCAGACCTATCGCAAAGATAATCAAGATTTTGTAATAGATTATATCAAAGAAGTCAAGCCTTACCATGTACAGATACGTGAATTAAATCTGATCTATGATGGGTTAGACGATTATCAAGGATCTATCACTGACTTTGATAATCCTGCATTCTATGACACAGATATAATTCCTAATCAGTTTGTAAGCCCTGTGCTTACTCCTTATACAGTGAGTACCGCGGTAGGAACAGGCACACCTAGCGATTTAAGCGATGTAGCTGCTGATAGTCTCATATGGCAACAACAGCCCTGGAGTTTTTGGTATGAAAACTATGCTCTAGGAGTCGTGGGAGTGAATATTGCTGCTACAGGATCGGGATATACAGCGCCCCCTATAGCAACGGTCACGGGTGATTGCATCACACCTGCCGTGCTTACGGTCAACATAAACAGTGCCGGACACATTACTGGTGTTAATGTAATTGACACAGGAACTGGTTATACTACCACTGCATTGATCACATTGTCAGATGGTAACGGTACCGGCGGGCAGGTAGTGGCGGTGATGGCCAATAACCTAGTTGATGATGTAGCATACAATTTAGTTCGTAGTTTTAATGTCACTATGAAATACGACAGATATCAGTATGTGTCAACTATTGTTGATTGGGAACCTAATGTATCATACAACAACGGAATTCAAGTACGCAACGACAACAGAGTTTGGAAAGCTAATAGTCCATCAATTTCGATCACAGCGTCAATATCAAGTTCGATAATGTCGGTGACCACAGTACCAAATGGTAGTCCATCACTCACAATAGGTATGCTACTTACTGGATCCGGAGTAACCAGCAATACTACAATCACTGGTTATCTATCAGGTGCCGGCGGTACCGGAACTTACTATGTGACTCCTAGTCAGTCGGTGAATTCCACTGCTATCATAGCCAAAGCCACAACGGTAGAATCTGCTACATTCGATCCTACATACTGGTTGCTGGTAAATGCTGCCACACTGAGCGGTGTAGATCGTACCATGGGCTTTTATGTACCCGGTGTAAATGAACCTGGGTTAGATTTAAGTTTGTTGATTGACGGTATAAGCTATCCGGGTGTGCAAGTTAGTGCCCCGACATTCAGTCAGAATACTGGATGGGATGTAGGAAATTGGGATGTGAATCCATTTGATAACATTGCTTATGGACCCGAAGGGAGGCCCACATACGACCCAGGTATACTTGATGCGATCTATGAGAGTAATTTCTTAGATATCTACTTGGGTACTAGACCTACAGACATCAATGTAGTGGGCGGCGAGTTTGTGGGTCCGTACGAAAGCCATGCTCCGGAAGAATTAGTACCTGGTTCAGAATTTGATACCATGGACTTCCGGGTGTACACACGGCCAGGAGCAGATTGGGATCTCAACGGTCATGGATTTGCCTGGAACATTGTTAAATGGGTATACAACAGCACCA